GGAATGATTCCCTGTATCTAAGATATGCTGGTAACGCATCAGCAAATTTCTCTGGATTCCGCAGAGTGACCTGTGGATGCTCGGTGTTGTCAGTAATCTCATGGGCTAAATCACTAGCATATGCCATCAACTCGTGGGGGTCCCGCAGATACATGCGCATGAGATCCCGATCTGTGCCGCCATTCTTCTTTTTTTCAACGCCTTTCATGTAGCCACTGCGGTAACCGTCCAGCACATCCCCGCCCATTCGGTCATACTGCCCCCAGTGAATAGTTTCATGTGCTAGCATCTGCATTAGTATTTTTTTGAATGTTTTCGGGCCATATACTGTTTCTAGATTCTTGGCATGTAAGAATACTCGTACACTCTTGCCTTCTTTAGCGTCCCAATCTGCTGCGGCGCTGACCCACTCATTTGGGTCTTTCCGTGGGTTATGGTCCGTGATAAAGTCGATGGGCAAATCGTCATAGTTGTTGCTATTCAGAATCTCCTCAAGTTCATCGATATCATCAACATCATTGTGCTGCTTCAAGAACTCCTGATATTCGGTTAAGCTGTCGTCAATGATTTCCTCAACTTGACCGAGGAAATCATTGTCTGGACTAATACGAGCCATGATAATATTACTTAAAGACTTTTAGGATGATAATGTCTTCATTCATTCTGCCATTCATCTTGGTCTCCGTGGTTGTCAGGAAGCCAAACAGGGTAGGTAGTTTGTGCTTAGTGACCTTCTTCCAGTTTGGTAATACCTCGTCTGGCTTACGGATTGTTTTCTGTAAACTGCGCTTCTCGTCAAAGAATTGTAGAGTGGTGCCTTTAACCTGGATCGTTTGATGATCCTCAGCATGATATACACCCAGCTTGCGATTTTTACAGTTGAATACTACAACAGTCGTCGCACCAACCACATCTGCTGGATTAACACTAGCGATACCATGTTCTGGATCACTTGGCTTAAACTTCATTTTCTTAACGATATCTGCTGCCGACTTTTGTTTTACCTTACGAGCAGGACGAGCCTGGTTCTTTTCAGCACGAAGAATCTCTGTTGCTTGAATAATCCGCTTGTGGAATTCATACAGTTCCTTCTGCTGTGCTTTGGTAAGATGATTGTAGCCTTCGACCAACTGCTCTTCCATGTCAGTCAAGTTTTTCTTAGGAAGATTGAACAATTCTTCTAGTTCATTCACCTGTCCCTGGTACCACTTAACGATCCAGCGAACATGTCCTAGATTGATTTCGTTTTTGCGAAAACAGTCAAGAGGCATTTTGTCCTTGAGTGAATTTGCTTTTGGATTACGAATAAAATCGTCAATCCATTCATCAAGTTCTCCAGTTTTTTCTTCTGCTGCTTCCATTAACCGTTCTTGGATATTGGGAACATAAACGTTTTTCTTCTTGTCAGTTGATTTTGCCGCTACGACAGTCTTACTTTCGACAATCAAAGTCTCAATGTATTTGGATAATCCAGCGACATAGCCATCTGGAATAATGCTATCGTGCTCGTTGTCAAGCAACCAAGCAGTAGTTGCCCAGTGACTATACGTAGTTAGTTTCCAGCTTGGCAATTTGCTGACAGCAGTCAGAGTCTCTTTGCCATAATTCTTACTAATGTGACCTGCTAGTACGGTTCCCCACTCACGGCTTTCTACCATATAGTGAACATAATATTTGACAGTGTCCCAGCCTTTCTTGATGGGCATTGCCGACATTCCAGTTGTGCGGCGAGTCGCCCGAACTGTTTTCTTCTTCGGCTTAGCCGCTACTGATTTCTTAACTGCCATCTGATTCTCTTTCTCTGTTGCTATACATGTATTATACACCAAGGTATCTTGGTTGTCAAGCTTTATTACATAAGTTCTGGAAACATTTGCTTAACATGGTTTCTTACAATAATACTCGTGTGGTCATCTGCCGAAGGCACTTTTTCTAGAGGAGCCTCAACACCGTATGTGTAAATCTCTCCTTTAGCTACCTGTAGCAGTTGACGCTTGTTAAGCTTTTGCATTGAGTCCACAGTAATAACCTCGTTCATGACTGCGCTAACTATATAGTTAGACACATCAACGTGGGACATTGGGACATGGATTTTAGCGTTGATTCGTTTTACGCCATCTTCGTATAATTGGGCTCTCATTTGATTCTCTTTACCTATGTTTAAGACTGTTTGTTGTTACTTACTCACTTAGCATAGCAGTAAGGTGCCTTATTGTCAAGTAAAAAATTACTTTTTTTTAATTTTTATTTAACGATAAATATTAATATGTACGAGGAATAATAAATGCCACGCTTGACACTCTGGAAGCCCACAAAAACTAACGACTTTAACTTTATGGATCGAACGATTCGTGAGCAGTTTAGTATTGGAGGCACGGGCGTAAATATTCACAAATATGTCGGTCCAGCAGCACAATCTGACCAAAACGATCCTACTCAACCAACATACTACGACGGAAGAGAAGTTGATCCATTAACGGGCGAGTTTACCAACACAGATGGCATTATCAACGAAACAAATATTCAAGATTTGCTGTTCTTAGAAAATAGAGACCGCAAGTATGATCCAGATATCTATGATATGCGTGGTATATACAATGTACAAGATAATGACTTTGACCTATCACAGTTTGGTATGTTTATGTCTAACGACCAGTTTTATATGACTTTTCATATCAATGAGATGGTAGAAATCATAGGAAGAAAGCTCCTAGCAGGCGATGTTCTAGAGTTACCACATTTACGTGACGATTTAATGCTTGATGCCGGAGCAACTCCAATCAAGAAATATTATGTAGTCGCCGATGCTAGCCGTGGTGCTGAAGGATTTAGTCAAACCTGGTACTCACACATCTGGCGTGTAAAACTACAACCGATTAGTGATAGCCAAGAATACTATGATATCCTGGGTAATGCTAACAATACCGAATCACTTAAAAATGATCTAAGTACATATAAGAGCGAGTTCAACATCAGTGACGCTATCGTTGCTAGTGCGGCACAAGAGGATCCAGACGGCACCATGCTAACCGATCATTTGTATGATTATAATCACGCAACCTCCGGCGGCACGAAAAACGATACAGGCACATGGGATTACGGTGAAGCTATTCCGAGCGGCAGTGAATTTCCATCTGAACCAAATGAGGGTGATCATTTCATCCGTACTGATTTTGAACCAAATAGATTGTTTGCCCGACGTGGATCACGCTGGCATAGACTGTATGATAATGTTGCTGACAAAACATGGAGCGACAGAACATACAATGCTAGTACATACGTCTTCAATGAAGAAAATACTACTGTCGTAAATAATCAAGAATTTGACGAAAAACAAGCGATTAGTGATGTAATACTTCCTAAAGCAGATAACACAGGATAAAGATAACAAATGGCGAATAATATCACCACCGTACCGTACTTTTACGACAAGCAATTTAGGCGCTATATTCAACAATTTATGCGATTGTTTTCTGGCTTTCAATTTCTAATCAGTACTGATAATGACGGCAATCCAATATACCAAACTGTTCCTGTTCGCTACGGCGACACATCAAGAATGGCTAATCATATTCTCAAGCAAAACAGCGAGAATAAAGTCCTGACTGTTCCTATGATTAGTTGCTATATTACCAATCTAGCACAAGATTCAGAATGGAGAACATTCCCGCAGCACGAAGATAAAACTACGGTATACGAAAAGAAATTCAATGATGAAACAAAAGAGTACGAAAACGAAGTTGGCGATAGTTACACAGTAACAAGACATCAGCCTGTTCCGTATCGTTTACAAATGAATTGTGATATCTGGACAAGTAATACTGAACAAAAGTTACAAATATTAGAACAGATTTTGGTGTTGTTTAACCCAAGTGTCAATATTCATACTAACAACAACAGTCTTGACTGGAGTACACTTAGTTATGTTGAGTTAATGCAAGTTCTATGGACCAACAGAGCTATTCCACAAGGTGTAGATGATATAATCGATATTGCCAGTTTACAATTTCAAATGCCAATACTGGTTAATCCTCCTGCTAAAGTCCAGAAGAACACACTTATTCAAACTATTATTAATAATATTCATGCCGTGGATACAGGCACCGCCGACGATTTCAGTGTGGATGATTTATCTAATGTAAATTATGCGACATACCAGATTATTACTCTTGGCAATTATAAAATGAGAATTGTCACCGATAATGCTGATAACACCACGGCTGAGATTTTAAATAGTGCCGGTGGATCAACTGACGATACAGGCAATCCATTAACATGGAGCCATGTATTAGCCAATTATGGCGAATTTAGACCAAATCTTAGCCAAATAAGACTGCGCAAAACTACTGATCCAGGAGATATCTCAACAGATATTATTGGAACATTAGATACTCATCTAACCAACGGTGCCTTATTGAATGTCACGATTGATACTGATACCTTGCCAGGAAATACTCAAAATCCTATTACCACAATCGTTGATCCGCAGAATGGCACTGACTGGGCTGTAATAACAGGCGCAGCGGTCACAGGTTCTAGATATCTATTATTAGGAGATATTCCAGTTGGTCAAGCAGGATATCCAGCAGTCACCAATGACATTGTTGAATATAATGGTGCCACATGGTCCACAACGTTTGATGCCAGTGTAAATTCGGAAAGTGTTCACTATACAACCAATCTGACTACGCTAGACAAACTAAAATGGACAGGCGAACAATGGATAAATGCTTATGAGGGCACATATAACGCTGGCTATTGGAGAGTATACCTATAATGTTAATCGCAAGCGGCTGCTGTTTCTTGGCACTCGATACTGGACGAATAATGCTACAACAACGAAGCGAAACCGTAAGCCATCCGCTTACATGGAGTTTTTGGGGAGGCAAGGCAGAAAAACGTGAACGACCAATCGAAACATTATTGCGTGAATGTAGAGAAGAAATAGGTCCACTGCCAGATATTGAAAAGATTTATCCAATTCATACGTTTCTAAGTGAGGATAATAATTTCACATATCATACGTTTTGTGTTACCGTCTTTGAAGAATTTATTCCAGTGACCAACAACGAAACAGCCGGATACGCATGGACTAAGATGGGCGCATGGCCCAATCCTTTACACAGAGGAGCAAAAATAGTACTGCGTAAGCCAGATATGACCGACAAGATTAAAACAATCTGGGAAAGTAAGCGGAACCAACTTGATTTGCCAAACTGGCTAGATAGTTTCTAGGTCGACGACTTATTGTAATGTTTAATAATCGTTTTGTCAGAAATATCAGATATTCCATAAGTTTTTTGTATCATCTTATCTCTTATTGATTTCTGATTTTCAGTTAGAACAACTCTGGCAGGCTGTCTTTTAACAAATTTTTCTCTCATATAATCAAAATCTAAGCAGTTAGATAATGTAATATCATTATCGTCTTGTAAATCCATGGTAGCAGTCACACTTCCATCATATACATATTCATACAATCTAGAATTTTCAGTCTGATTTTTGCTGATTAGATCAGATATAATTTTATTTTTTAATTTATTGTTTTTAGTAAAAATATTTTGATGTAATACGTATGTCAACTGATAAGCAGAAGTCCATGACTTTTCCGGTGTGATTATATCATTAATCTCTCCAATAGATTCTCCACTGTAATGAACTACATCACAATCTAATAATTTATTGAGCGATCTGATATTGCTGGGGACCAACATTGCTGAGAAATTATAAATTTCATGATCAGTCGACCGCCGAGTAGATGGAAAAATCATCATCTCGTTATTATTTAAAATAGTATCTACATGAGTTAATATATCTTCTGTCAAATTCATCGATATATCGATCAAGAAGTAATGAGATTCTGATTCATTTATTTCGTATAATACCTCATCCAAGTTGTTTTTATTTTTAATCAGATTTACACTAGAATATTGTTCCTGATAGCGGCGAAATTTCATATCAGGATATGTTTTACCAAAAGAATAAAAATATATAGGATATGATGAACTTCTGCCGTAACTGGATATAATATTCTGCCGGACGATGTCGCCACGACGACTCACGTCCGTTGGTACTAGTAACACACTAGTCCAACTTTTAGGACGATTATTTTTCTTACTACATCGTGGAAAACTATGAATATTATGAAATTGTTCTCTTGGTGGGCGCCAGTTCCAGTTAAATGTATCTGATAAATTATTCTTATCATCTACCAACCATACATGAGTTGATTTGTCAGCATATTGGTCTACTACCGACAAGTCTGACATATCAGATGTCCGCACAATAGGAAACGTGTTGGCTCCTAGTTTTCTTTTAGTTAATTCAAACATTATATCATATCCATTTTACATGCTATCGCTCCAATATGAGCACAGCGATTGCTTAAACTTGCGTCAACATATATATTATATCCAGCAGATGTAAGCTGTTGACAAAAGTAAATATCTTCTCCGACGTAACTATTATACTCGTCGCTCCATTCGAATTTGAAGTAGGGAGTATCAATATTTTCAAAAATATCAGCTTTTATTAGTGAGATACCAAGGCCAACAGCAGCTACCGTATGTAAGCCTTCGGTTTTTTCAAGTGTGTTCTCATACGTATCTGTTTCTAAGAAAGCAACACTACGATATGGCTGTGTTCTTGTACTGTAGTTACAGGCTACCATATCCTGGTCGTGCTTTAGTAATTCATGAACTATATTAGCAGGAAATACCATATCACTGTCTAAAAATAAAATATGAGAACATTGTCTATCCAACGCAATCTGAACAAGAGTAATTCTTTGTTGAGGCAGGATACTGCCTTCTTCAAAAAATAATTCATATTCTGTATTGGTAGACGCCAATCGTGCTGTCAGTTGGCTTAAACAATAAGCAAATCTATTACTGACGGAATCACGGGTAGGAACGCATACCCCTACCTTCATTTCATCATGTCAATGGGCACTATATCTGCTGAGTTTACGCTCTTTTCCGCGTCTTGTACTACTAGGTTTAGTTCGGTTGCCAGAATAGTAGTGTCACGTACACAAGCGACAAAGTGCTTATCATCCAAGCAACTAACCCGCATTAGGGTTTCTGGATCTAATTTACCAATAGTAAGTAATTCAATTGCACTTTGTTTCGCTAAGCGCTTTGCCCAATATTCAAGTTCTACTTCTTCATTAGCAAATGACAATTGGTCACTTGAATGCTTCATTTCAATATCGTGCTTTACTGATTTTAGCATAGCGATCAGTTTACGATCACGATTCCAAAATGTCTTGCGTTTTTCATTGTAAATGTCTTCTTGGATTTGTGTATACTTGCCGGCAGGTGTAGGCAATCTGCCCAATGTAAATTGAACATATTCAAACTTCGTCATTATTTTCTCCTATGAGTTTATGGTTGTCCGCCAAAGCTGGCACTGATGCTAACAGGCTGTCCAATAGTAATACTCAATTCTGCGAATCCTAAGTTTGCCAGTGTGCGTTGCGTGCCACTGGTGTACCCATAATGGATTTGTATTTGGTTTATACTGAGTAAACTGCCTGTTGCTGGTAGTGCCATTCTTTGTCCTAGTTATTAGTTATATTATACTATATTTATTTAGCGTTGTCAAGATATTAATTATCTAATCTTCGTTTTAATTCGTCGATTTCTGCTTTTAGTTCCTTGATTGCCTCAATCATCACACCGTGAAGTTGGTCATAGTTTACTGTTTTGTATTTTGTATCATCGTCATCACCATTAATCAACGGCAAGGTAGACTCTTTAATAGCACTTGGAAGAACCATCTCTACTTCCTGAGCGATAACACCAGCAGATTTACGACCGTCGTGAGTATATGTAAATGTATAACCGTTTAGTTGTGATATTTTATCTAACGCATTATCAATCTTAACAATATCTGACTTCATGCGAATATCCGATACAGTAGCAGAATATGCTGTTACATCGCCATCAACGTGTAAATCTCCTGCGTCTGTTAGTCTCATTTCTTCAAGAGTAGCTGTATACCAGCGAATACCAATATCAGCATCATAGAAAGTATAGTCGTTGCTATTTCCTTGAGTCACATCGACATTACCAAAACGACTGTCTGGTGACAAAGACACGCCGCCGGCGTCAGCAGTTATGCCAGTACCACCCACGACACTGAATACAGTACCAACTTGAGTAATGCCAGTACCATCGGAGTATGTAGTGTTAGTATCTGTCGGAGTAGCCCAAGTAAAGGAACCATCACCATCTGCACGGAGAAATTGTGCGGTTGTACCATTTCCAACGACATTTAGCTGAGAAGCAGTCACACCGTTCGCTGTCAAAGACACACCCCCGGCGTCAGCAGTTATGCCAGTACCACCCACGACACTGAATACAGTACCAACTTGAGTAATGCCAGTACCATCGGAGTATGTAGTGTTAGTGTCTGTCCAAGGAACGTTAACCATGGCTTGATTAGCCGCGTTTAGTTGAAGCCCATAAGTTCTGCTTGCTGTTGCTGTAACGGCATTAGGAGCAGTTGCCTGGTCTGTAGTGCTGAATAGCTCAATACCACCACGCACGGTGCTGGTTGCTAACGGCAAGGAGTAGTTGTTAGCGTCAGTCGCACCAGTGTAACCGAGGTTAGCAAGAGTTAATGTTCTAGTAGCTACTGTGGCATTCGCATCAGTAACATGTCCTAGTGTGTCTGTTGTAATATTTAAATCTAAATCACTGATAACAGTAGCACCAGATAATGGACCTGTATCAATAGCAGCATCATCGCCCGGATGAGTTGGGTGTGTATAAACTGTGTTTGTATCTACTGACGAAATAGTGCCGTTAGCGGCAATAGTTACATTTGTACCGGCAGTTAGCGCAGCGACTACATTAGTAGTATCTGTTACATCAGCAAGTGCTTCGATACCATCTAGCTTTGTATTATCAGCAGTAGTGAAGTTTACTTGTGTTAATCCGCCGTCACCTACAGAATATGTTGTGTTTGTGTCTACTGACGAAATAGTGCCGTTAGCGGCAATAGTTACATTTGTACCGCCAGTTAGCGCAGCGACTACATTAGTAGTATCTGTTACATCTGCGCCTGCTTCGATACCATCTAGCTTTGAATTATCAGCAGTAGTGAAGTTTATTTGTGTTAATCCGCCGTCACCTACAGAATATGTTGTGTTTGTATCTACTGACGAAATAGTGCCGTTAGCGGCAATAGTTACATTCGTGCCACCAGTCAATGAGGCTACTACATTAGTAGTATCTGTTACATCTGCGCCTGCTTCGATACCATCTAGCTTTGAATTATCAGCAGTAGTGAAGTTTATTTGTGTTAATCCGCCGTCACCTACAGAATATGTTGTGTTTGTATAGTTGCCTGCGTTGATATCAGATGCGTTATTCAGAGTCCAATCGATATGTTCATTAGCTACGAAGCCAGATAATGTGTCGTGGTTAAGGGTAACAACACCCGTAGCTCCGTCAACAGAAGTAACCGCGTCTGTGGGAGTGGCCAATAATGTGAAATCATTCATATTATTCGCTGTGCCGCCGTTATGCATATACGTTTTAAGTTCATCTGAACGAACTACAACATCGCCCTCCTGTGTGTCTAAGGCAAGCATAGCTACCTGGCTACTAGCAGTCTGGACCGAAGTCAACGCGGTTGCTGGAAGGTTTGTCAAGTGAATAGTGCCTGCGCTCGAAGCAGCCCAGTTAACATGTTCAGCCGCCACAAAGCCAGTTAAATCATCATGGTCGAAGTCACCAGATACATACGTAGTGTTAGTATCTACTGACGAAATAGTGCCGTTAGCGGCAATAGTTACATTTGTACCACCAGTTAGCGCGGCAACCACATTAGTGGTATCTGTGACATCAGCACTTGCTTCAATTCCGCCTAGTTTAGTAAACTGAGCATCTGTAAATGCGCTTGTTTCTGCCTCATAAGCAGCCTTGATTTCTGCGCCTGTCTGGTCTGCCGTCGCAGCGGTTTCAATTCCGCCTAGTTTAGTAAACTGAGCATCAGTAAATGCGCTTGTTTCTGCCTCGTAGGCAGCTTTGATTTCAGCGCCTGTCTGGTCTGCTGTCGCAGCGGTTTCAATTCCGCCTAGTTTAGTAAACTGAGCATCAGTAAATGCGCTTGTTTCTGCCTCATAAGCAGCCTTGATTTCTGCGCCTGTCTGGTCTGCTGTCGCACTTGCTTCGATACCATCTAGCTTTGTATTATCAGCAGTAGTGAAGTTTACTTGTGTTAATCCGCCATCGCCGACAGAGTATGTGGTATTAGTATCTACTGACGAAATAGTGCCATTGGCAGCAATAGTTACATTTGTACCGCCAGTTAGCGCAGCGACTACATTAGTAGTATCAGTGACATCAGCACTTGCTTCGATACCGCCTAGTTTAGTAAACTGAGCGTCGGTGAATGCGCTTGTTTCTGCTTCATAGGCAGCCTTGATTTCAGCGCCTGTCTGGTCTGCTGTCGCACTTGCTTCAATTCCGTCCAACTTAGTAAACTGAGCATCTGTAAAGGCACTTGTTTCTGCCTCGTAAGCTGCCTTGATTTCAGCGCCTGTCTGGTCTGCTGTGGCGGCTGCTTCGATACCGCCTAGTTTAGTAAACTGAGCGTCGGTGAATGCGCTTGTCTCTGCTTCATAGGCAGCCTTGATTTCAGCGCCTGTTTGGTCTGCTGTGGCGGCTGCTTCAATGCCATCTAGTTTAGTCTTGTCAGTGCCCGTTAATAGACCAGCTAGTGATATAGTTGCTGCTGGCAACGTGGCGTTTGTTCCATCGGATGATGTAACTGTACCGTTCGATGCTGCTGTTGTGTAGCCAAGATTAGTGCTTACATTTGTTTCTTTTAGAGTATTTGCGGCGAGTTCATCGAACATCTCGTCTGTCATAACACCCCAGGCACTCGTGGTGGCGGCTGGCAATGCGGTGTTTGTGCCTGTTGAACTTTCTACTGTGAGAGAAGTGCCATTTGCTGTATTGCTAAGATTAGTTCCATCAGCACTGACCGGAGCATTGATAACGTTAGTCCAGTCAACCTTCGCATCTATTTCGCCAGTTGTGCCAGTGAATACTTCGCCCGTATTTGTTGCGTCTGGAATAAATGTAAACTTGCCAGTACTGTCGTCAAGTCCGAAGAAGCCAACTTTAGCAGTCGTGTCAAAGTAGTTGAACTCAATGCCGCGGTCTTTGTTGTCGTCAGTAGACGGAGCAGTATCGCCACCTAGTGTAAATGTTGGATCGTCAATCGTAACTGTTGTACTATTAACAGTGGTGGTTTCACCATTAATGAGTAAGTTGCCGCCAACAGTAAGGTCATTGCCAATTATTAAGTTATTAGTGCTTGGATTATAAGTCAAACCAGCATCTACTCGTCCTGCTTGAGCACCAGTTGTGTTAGGAACAAATGTGATGTATTGAGTCGCGTCCGTCGCATTTGCGGTGATGGATTGTAGTGTGTCAGTGTTTGTATCAGTTGATGAGATAGTGCCGTTAGCGGCAATAGTTACATTTGTACCGCCAGTTAGCGCAGCGACTACATTAGTGGTATCTGTTACATCAGCACTTGCTTCAATTCCGCCTAGTTTAGTAAACTGAGCATCAGTAAATGCGCTTGTTTCTGCCTCGTAGGCAGCTTTGATTTCAGCGCCAGTTTGGTCTGCGGTAGCAAGTGCTTCGATACCATCTAGCTTTGTATTATCAGCAGTAGTGAAGTTTACTTGTGTTAATCCGCCATCGCCGACAGAGTATGTGGTATTAGTATCGGTTGACGAAATAGTGCCGTTAGCGGCAATAGTTACATTTGTACCGCCAGTTAGCGCAGCGACTACATTAGTGGTATCTGTTACATCTGCGCCTGCTTCAATTCCGTCCAACTTAGTAAACTGAGCATCAGTAAATGCGCTTGTCTCTGCTTCATAGGCAGCCTTGATTTCAGCGCCTGTTTGGTCTGCTGTCGCAGCGGTTTCAATTCCGTCCAACTTAGTAAACTGAGCATCTGTAAATGCGCTTGTCTCTGCTTCATAGGCAGCCTTGATTTCAGCGCCTGTTTGGTCTGCTGTCGCACTTGCTTCGATACCGCCTAGTTTAGTAAACTGAGCGTCGGTGAATGCGCTTGTTTCTGCCTCGTAGGCAGCTTTGATTTCAGCGCCTGTTTGGTCTGCTGCCGCGCCTGCTTCAATGTTGTCTAGTTTTGTGCCATCTGTCGCTACGTCACGTCCGTCTACTGTGCCGGTAACTGTAATGTCACCAGTCGAATGTAGTCCATTTTTTACTACAAATTTCTTATCGTTTGCCATCGGTTCACTCTCCCCTGATTAAGCTGTTATGTATATTTATATAATATGATACATTATCTTTATGATAACATAACTGTTTCCGCAATCTTGTATTCTGTGCTGTTTGAGCTAGTTCCCGTGATTAATACTCTGACATTGCCAGTGTTTACATCAACGTTAAAGGAAGCTAGTGCCGCAATGCCGGTATAAACAATACCGTATTCAGTTGCGCTGGCAGTCGTGCCGTCATGTGTGATTAATAGTTCACTCATTTGTCTTTCACCACTCACCGTATCATATGCTTGTATAAGAATCTTGGCGGCACCATATATCGCCGTATCATATAATACAAGCGCGGTCTCATTAGTAGTAGCGATGACCGCAGAGCCACTATCCATTATGTAGCTTGTATCAATAGTCACGGAATCAACATTAATATTATCAGCGAGCGATAGCACTGCGGTATTGGCAATTTTGATTGCGCCGGATGTAGCGTCTACGTCAATGTCGATTCCTTCGCCACTAACAAGAGTGAGAACATCTCTAATACTACTTGCCGCTACTGTTCCCGTTTGTGCCCAAGTGAATCCAGCGTCCGTGTCTGATACCGTAAACTGACCAAAGTCTTTACTTTCGCCACCAAAAGAAAGACCTTCAAATATCTCAATTTCGTCACCAATTTCTGGTGCCACCGAGAATGTAAGTATTCCTGCGCTAAATGTATAATCCAATATTTCTTTTTGAAGAACACCATTCAGGAACATGACAGCAAAAGCTGCTGTTGTGTTGCCGGTGTCAAATACGGTTGTCGTATCATCGCCAGTGAAGGATGTACTTACATTATTAAATGCATTTTCTATACGAATCGCGTCACTAGCGGCATCTACATTAATGTTAATACCATATCCACTGACAAATTTCAATTCGCCTGTTGTATTATCTGCGGTCGCTGTTCCTGTTTCAGTCCATGTAAATCCAACGTCGGTGTCAGTTACAGTAAACTCATCAAATGCGTTTGTTGGCGCAGCATCACCAGAAATAGTGATAGTATTAGCATCAGTCCTAACAACAGTTACGTTATCTCCAGCAGCAATAAGAACATCGTCTACTACCGCGTCACTGCCAGATAATCTCAGATTGGCACCACCTGTTCCTGTTTCGGCACTAATACTATAAGTTGTATCGCTGCCGCCACCGGCTGGAATATTGACCAAGTTGCTCCAGTCAAGTTTCGCATCTATTTCGCCAGTTGTGCCACTAAACACTTCGTTTGTGTTTGTCGAATCTGGAATGAATGTAAACTTACCCGTGCTGTCGTCGAATCCGAAGAAGCCAACCTTGGCAGTCGTGTCAAAGTAATTGAACTCAATGCCGCGGTCTTTGTTGTCATCAGTGGTCGGAGCAGTATCACCGCCTAGTGTAAATATTGGATCATCAATAGTAACCGTTGTACTATTAACGGTAGTTGTAGTACCATTAACTGTAACATCGCCATCAACTCGTAATTTACCAGCAATTACAGTATCACCAGTTGCTCCAGCAATAGTTACTTCAGTGAGGGTGTCACCAAACTTAAAATCACCAGTTGCTCCAATTTGAAAACGTTGGGTGCCAGCAGTATAAAAGTCTAGTTGGTCATTATCTGTGCCAGCGCCTGCTTCAGCAACAATATATGTATCACCATCAACGTCTTTAACTCCACCAAGTGATCCCCAATTGGCTCCATCAAAACCTTCGAATGTAGCATCTGTTGTGTTATAGCGGATCATGCCTTGCGCATTTGGTGTTGGGCGTTGGGCAGTAGTGCCAACTGGAATAACTAGAGCACCAGATCCATCAATTATCATATTGTCAGTTATTACTGTTAAATTACCAGTGCCGTTTGGATCAAGTATAATATCGCCATTTATATTTGTCGTAGATATTGTATTTCCTTGGATTAAAAAGTTGCCAAGATTTAGTTCTTCAAAGTTACTACCAATTAAGCCAACATACCGTGCGCCAACGATATAAACTATTTTCCCGTTGATACCAGCTGGAAGATTGTCACCAATAAAGTTTAATACGCCACTCTGACAATCAAAGAACCATTCATCATTATTACCACTACCTGCTGGAAATAACTGTGTGCCAGTAGTTTGCGGAGCTGCTGCGGAGGCGTTATCAATATAAACTTTTACAAGATATGTTGATCCGAACTCGGCAGGAATCCAGTCTGTTAAATCTGTTTTCCACGTTCTATTAGGAGTAGCTGTTAAATCTGGAGAACATTCGATGGTCGAGTTACCAATGTCATCATAAAGCTCAACATACGCGGTTGATGCTCCTGGTCTGAGAGTAGGAATTTGGCCCGCATCTGTCCATATAGTGTCGCCTCGATTTAATAATGGACTAGCGATGCTTTCATTTGTAGCATTCTTTACACTCCCAACATCAGTCTTCGTTACGCCGTAACCTAACTTCTTAAAGAGAAAGTCAATCTTTTGTGTGTCATTAATTGCCATTATGTTATACTCAAGCCCGTTATTGTCTGATTCGTATCAAGTGCTATTCTTATTAGTGCCACATTGTTAGTCGCGTTTGTCATATTCTCTGTTCCGAGTGTCATACTGTATCCTCCTGTTAATGGAGTGCTTGCTGAAATAATATCTGCGCCTGTTACCGCACACCCATTACTGCCGTTGCCGCCGTTACCGGTATTAGCGCCAGGAACACCCGCGCCGTTATACTGAATGCCGCAATCTAGCCAGCCATTTATTGTACTCGAATCATCAATCGTGGTGCCGGGTGCTGCTATCCATACACCAGCAACTCCCGAGGCGCTTGTGATGTTAATAGTAAAGTTAGCAACAACTGTTCTGCGAAATGCGAATGTAAGATACTGTGTTCCAGTATCAGCACTTCTGTTTGGACCTACTGGAAGATAACCAGTACTGTAGTTGGTAACATTATGCTCTAACACGCCTAGTCTTATTGTTGCTTCTTTTGTGCCTACTACACCAGGATCAGCCGCTTCAGTATATACACTGTTTGTGTAGAAATTCGTTGCTCCAGGAATTGTAGGATTGTTTGTTGTATCAGCACTAAAGTCGAATACACGTACTGCGTCATCATTATAAGTTGCCCCTAGAGCATCACTTACAGCAATAGCTATTTCACTAATTCCACTTTGGGCAGACCTGTGTACTTGTATAATTTCTGATGGTGTTACATATGAACTTGAGTTATAGATATTGTGCATTCTGTGTCTAATATTTTCAACAGTTCTAACACTGCTGCTAGTAATGTTTACAGTTAAGTCACCAAGTGTATAAGGAGTTCCGTTACCAGTATTGGCATTTGGAATGCCGCCTGTTAAGAACGATGTGGCTCCATCAATTTGAGCGTATGTATAACTTTGATTACTAACCGAAGCTTGTGTTGTACCTTCTAAATTAGGACCGTGAGTAATACCGAGAACTTGTGTCATATTTCTGTATGCTTGTCCAATAAAGCGATCTACTGTTACACCACTTAGTGTAAGCGATGGGTTACCACTATTATAGTAAGGTATGCCCGAGATATATCTGTATGTTCCTGCGTTGTTTTCTGATACTGTACCTGCTGTAGCTATAGGCCCGCCAAAGATATCGTCTTTAACAAACTCAACTAAGTTAGTGTCACCTGTTGTACTATGACTAAGTTGAAAACTGTTAATACCTATTGCAATGTCTCCAGGATCAATACTTAGTTTTGCTTTAAATCCTGAATATAGTCCAGGATGGTATATACTATTATTAAAGCTAGTAGCACTGCCGTCCGCGTTTAATAAATTATAATCTTCTTCGTCTGTGATTACAAGATTACCATATGTACCAGCATCATTGCCACCAGTCAGTGTTCTTGATCCTGCTCCCAATCCGTTTATTTTGGCTTCAAGTGTTCCATTATTTGCGTCATACGCATATGTGCTCATATCTGAAGTTTCTAGTTGGAAAAATGGGGAAGATATATTGTTGTTTAGGTCAACATCGTCACCAGCTACTAAAGTTGTACCAGCTGTCAAATCTGTGGCTCCACTTGCTAGTCTTGGATTGGCTCCTTCATCGTTAGCAAACGCAATAGTTTTAGTGTTTAATCCGTCTGGAGTAGCAATGTTAGGATCATATACCTTAATCTGTTTTGTCAACGCTGTTGGGATAACTGCTGGGTCAGCAGTCGTATGTGAATCTAGTGTCAATGATGTCGTGTCTAATCCATTTCCAGTATTAGTGCCTGGTGCCCATGTGTGTTGTAATCTTGCTCCAGTTACGCCGCCTGCTACCGCATCATTCGCAACGGCATCATCAACGGATCCGTCTGCCCAATCAACACTGTAAGTAACATCCGCCATAAGCGTGTTTGTAGTGTTATTTTCTAGGTATAATGAATCGCCCTCAATAACATACAGATTGTTTCCAGTTAGCGCAGTGCCTGTTGCCAAGTCACGATACAAGTCGTAAGATGGTACTGGATCTGCTGTGTAGATAATAATATAGTTTGTTTGTGTAGATAATGCTTCACTGCCAGCACTTCCGACAGTTGCGCCATTATGATATGCTCTTACTATTACCGTAAAAGGACTATTTGCGATTGATGTATATGTGTGAGTTGGTGTGCTATCTGCTGTACCGTTTGTATTACTGCCATCACCCCAATCAATATCATAACGATTTGAATTTCCATCTACTGTTAAGTTAAGTGTTACTGTAGTTCCTTGTCCGCCACTAAGTGGTGCGCCAATAAATGATACACTACGTACAAATGTGTTGTTACGTACATTTTCTAATGATTCGTTTAATTCATCTAGTATGTCTACTACTTTATCCGTATCAGTAAATCCCAAGTATGCTCCATCAGTCCATGTACCGTCTGTTGGCGTACCAGCAGTTACTACTAGGCTATTCTCTGCGGTG